ATGGAGTTCATCATCAGGGTCTCGAGACCTCCATTCATCCCGCTTCCAAGCCTGCACATAAGGCCATTCGTCCGCAGGTTGGCGGAGCGTTGCAGGGACCTGATGGTCAAGCGGGCCCCCATGCGGACGGGGGAGCTCGCCAGAAGCATACGCTACGAGGTCAGGGGCGACACAGCCATCGTGGGTCCGACCGTTCCCTACGCCCCCTACGTCGAGTTTGGAACCCGGCCCCACGAGATAAGGCCTCGCAGAGCCAAGGCCCTAAGGTTCGTGGTGGGCAAGTGGTGGGAGCCCCGCAGGGTCGTGTATGCTAAACGGGTCATGCATCCAGGCTTTAGAGGCCGTTTCTTCGCCCGCCGCACAGTTGAGGACCTACACAGCGAGGTTCCAGGCATATTCGCGGAGGTGTTTAGGCCGTGAGCGAGAAGAGCGTCGAGGAGAAGATAATCGAGGCCGTCATAAAGAAGCTCAAGAACGCTGGCATAGTCAAGCAAGTCCACTACGGATACCCGACCAAAGTCATCGACAGGCCGTTCATATGGGTCGAAACAAGCCCAAGCGTTGAGACACGGTTCAACCTCATCTCAGCGAACACGTTCCAGGACGTCGTATGCGTCGACGTAGGCGTCTACGTCCGCCACCTAGACGGAGAGAAAGCCGAGAGGGAGGCCGGCCAGCTGGCGGAGAAGGTCCGCCAGATGCTAAGCCAGGACCCCACGCTTGGAGGGGTGGTGGACTGGGCTGTTGTTGAACGTATGTACGCCGAGCCTGGCCGAGAAGGAGACCAAGCAGTAGCCATAAGGAGGCTGGTTCTGGCATGCAGGCTCACAACCCAGCTCTAGGGCCCCTACCCGCAAGGCGGGAGGGAGAGCCCCAAGAGGGGTTGAGGGAGGTGAGACCAGATGGTTAGGTACGTAGCCCTCGGGAAGGAGTCGAGCTTCGGAAGCGAGGCTTCGCCGACGAGGTACATAGACTTGGCGAGGGAGTCGCTGAGTCAGAGGCACGACTGGATAATCCCTGAGCTTGCTTCGGCGAGGTGGCCGAAGTACGCGCTGAAGGGTCCCATCAGGGTCGAGGGCAGCTTGGACATGTACGTCAGGGCTGACAACATAGGTGAAATACTGCTGGCTGTCCTCGGCAGCGTCGAGACGAGTCAGCCCGACCCGGACAACGCGCCCAACGTTTACAAACACACCTTCACTCCCGCGGACTCTCTGCCGAGCTACACCGTACACGTCGTCAGCGAGGTCACGGGCCGTAAGTTCTTGGGCTGTGTGGCGAGGAGGCTTGAGCTGACCTGCGCCGCCGGAGAGCTTCTGGGAGCCAGTTTAGACGTGGTCGGCAAGGAGGAAGCAGCTCTGACACCCGGCTCGCCTACATTCAGCACGTTGCCTTTCTTCAGCTTTGCAGACATCTCTGACTTTCTGGTGGGCGGCGTCGACGTGTCGGTCAGGGCTTTCGCCCTCAGGGTCGAGAACGACCTCGTCGACGACTGGTACGTGCTCGGAGACCGCAAGCTACCGGAGATTCCGGTGAGGGGTCTAACCGTCGAGGGCAGTTTCGACCTGAAGTTTTCCGACCGGACGCACTTGGACAGGTTTCTGAATGCTGAGGAGACCAAGCTGAAATGTATATTTACTGGCCCCGAAATCGAAGGTGACTACTGGAACGAGTTGAGGATATATCTGCCGAGGATTGTGTACACCGCTGCAGGTGCTAACATCGACCGCAGGGAGCTCCTCGTCGAGGGCGTAGAGTTCAGAGCTCTGTACGACGAGGCAGAGGATTTCGTTATCAGAGTTACGTTGCAGAACGCGGTGAGCGGGTATTAGATGTGAAAGGCCATGAAAACGTTCGAGATAGACGGCGTCAAGTACCGCCTCACGAGGCTGGATGCAGGCGTAATCCCATTTATACAACTCTATCAGAGACTTGCGGCTAACCGGCCGAAAACCATCGAGGAGGCCAAGAAACGGGCGACGGAACTCCAGAAGGTCATGGACGAGATATTCGAGATGTGCGTCGACCCCCAGCCCGCACCTGAACACAGATTTCAGGTGTTCATCTGGCTGGCGGACTGTATCGCAGAGACCGGAACCAAGCTAATAGAGCTTGAGAGGTTTCGTCAGAAGCGAGGTGGCTGAGATGGCCGGCCAGGTCGCCCTCCTCATCGGAGCCCGACCCACAGACCTCCTCGGCCTTACGCACCTAACCGGCCTGGAGAGGCTCTGGCTAGACCACGCCATACTCGCCCGTGTGCAGGAGCTCCGAGAGGAGAGGCGACCGACATCGACGCTCGAGTACGTCCGTCGGAAGCGTAGGGGGTGGGCTCCACCACCGGGGATGGTGAGCTAGCATGGACTACACCTACAGCCTCAAGGTAGTCATATCCGCCGTGGACAGGGCGTCCCGGACGATAAACCGGATAAACAGCTTCATCTCGAACATGGTTAGAAGGCTTACACGCATACCCGTCGTAGGCCCAGCCATAGAACGCCTATCCAGCGTATTCGGAAGATTCGGAGGAGTTCTCAAGAAGGTTGGCGAGATAGCTGGAGGCGTGTTCGGTGCTCTAATGGCGTTCGAGGCCCTACGCCGGGTCGAGGACGCCGTCAGGCGCTGTATAGAGACCTTCAGCAAGTTCGAGTGGACGATGAAGCAGGTAACCCTGGCAGGGGCCTCAAGCCTAGAGGTCGTCGAGGGGCTGAACCGGGAGCTCGTGAACCTGGCTCGAACAGTAGGCCGCGAGGTGGGCGTAGGCGCATCCCAGGCGGCCGAGGCCCTCCTCGCCCTGGTCAAGGCCGGGTTCTCAGGGGCTGAGGCTGCTGAGGCCCTCAGAGCAGCCCTAAACATGATGCTCATAACGGGCGTATCAGCCGAAGAAGCGTCGGAGCTCCTCGTCCAGGCCCTAGCCGCGTTCGGACTCTCAGCCAAAGACGCTACTAAGGTCGTGGATGCGCTCACGGCGGCCGACCTGGCCTCCATCGCTTCGGCTAGGGATCTGGGCATAGCCCTCGGGTACTGTGGTGCGATGGCGCATACGTTCGGAATGTCGGTCGAGGACGCCTTAACCGCTGTGGCTATACTGACAGACCGTATAGGCTCAGCCGAGAAAGCCGGGCGGTACTTCGACGCCCTCCTCAGGGATCTGATAGACAAGAGCGACAGGCTGGGCGTCTCTGTGTACGAGGCAGACGGCTCGATGAGGCCCTTCGCCGAGATAATCGCAGATGTGGCCGCCAGGCTTGCAGGCATGACCGACGAGGAGAGGGCTGCGTACCTGGAGACCGTAGGGTTCACGGCTCAGAGCATGAGGGCCATACTAACCCTCGCGGGCCTCGGAGAAACTGCCGAAGAAGTCATGACGGTCTGGAGTTCCTACCGAGAGCAGATAGGCCGGACGGGATTGGCGCAGGCGATGGCTGAGAAGCAGATGGACACGCTGAAAGGCGCCCTGATGAAGATGAGAGCGGCTTTCCAGGACGCTGCGATAACGATAGGCCGGGCATGTGCCCCCGCTATGTCGAAGTTCGCAGACAGCCTCGGCGAGGTCGGAGCGTTCATCGCGAACGCCCTCGGCCCCCCACTCGGCTGGCTGCTCGACAAGATAGCAGGCCTGTTCAAGTGGTTAGTCAAGCTTGGACAAGCCGTCATGGAGAGGGTTAGACCACACCTCCAGGAACTCTCAGCAACTGTTTCAGGTCTCGTCGCCCCTGTGGACGAAGCGGCAGAGGCCTTCGGCCGAGACGAGTCGATAATAGGCGCACTCGCAGACATTATCGCGTCGGTGCTCATCCCGGGCATAAAGCTTCTTACCATGGTCCTCGAGGCCGCCAAGCCAGTGGCCGACGGCCTCGCAGTGGCGATAGACGCGTTGAGGACGGCTGTGGACGCCGTCGCCGGGCCGATAGGGAAGATGAGGCAGGCGTGGGAGAATGCGTTGAACAAGATGAAGGAAGTATACGACGCTACGATAGGCCCAATCCTAGACAAGATAGAGGGGTTCTGCGACTCTGTGGCCGGCTTCTTCGAGAAGCTGCGTGAAAAGCTTGTCGGCGGCTCCGTCTGGCCCGAGACCTGGGACGAGATACTGAAGGTCACGGAGGAGGGAGTCGAGGAGGTCAACAAGGCGGTTGAGAAGGGCCTCGGAGGCCTCGAAGCCGCCTTCAGGCCCGACGTGCAGGTCGCACCCCGTCTCATAGCCCCCTCATTCGGCCCAATAATCGTCAACGTCCACGGAGTGGTTCGAGAAGAGGCTGACATAGCCCGCCTAGCGAGGGCAATCGAAGACCGCGTAGCGTACCGGCTCTGGCTCAGAGCTAGGGAGGTGAGTGTGCTTTGGACGTGAAGAAACGCAAGCAGAAACCCCAATCCCCTTGGACCTACCCGATCCACATGCGCGAGTACGAGCCCCGCCTGATGAGGCAGGTCAGGAGGACGGTTAAGCCCCCGACCTCCGCGAGTTCGAATCCCGCGGGGCGGG